CGCGACACCGGAGCACCGCCCTCTTTCGTCTTCGGCATGCACCGCGCGAGCGTGCTCGCGTCCGTCGACAGCAGCTCTCCGCTGCGCACCAGGGCGCGGTGGAAAGCCGTGTCGGGCACCGGCTGCGGCGCCAGGTCGAAGAGCATCACCGTGGCGCGCCGGTCCTTGCGGCCCGAGCCCTTCGCCCGGCGCTCCACGACCTCGCGATGGATCTCCGCGCCGATGTACCGGGGGAGCGCGCCATTCGGCAGTGCCCCGGGATCGTAGGCGGCAATCGACGCCGGGCGGCCTTCGACGAGCGGAGACGCGAACGGATTCGGCGTCACCACCAGCGGCTTCTTCGAGAGGATCTGAACGGGCATGGTCTCTCCCTGGGCGGCCTCAGCCGCCGAGAATCTGTGCGGCGCGGTCGCAGGCTCGCTCGCCGCCGCGCTCCAGCTCCGCGTCCACCGCGGGCTCGGTCTGATCGATGAAGGGGTCCGCCGTCGTGCCGGGGTGCTGCACGCGCTGAGCGAAACGGATCGCGCCGTCCTGTTCGAAGCGCAGCGCCTTCGCGCGGCGGGGCTCGATGACGTGGGCCTTCGTGCCCTGGTGAACGAAGGCCGCATGCTCCGCGGTGGCCTCCACGACGCCCTCGGCGCCGCGGTCCGTATCGCGGGTGACGTGGCCTTTCGTGCTGGCCGTGAGCGCGCCCGAGCGGTCCTTGTACCGGTGGCTCGCCTTCGCCTTGGCCTCGCCAACCTTGGCCGCGTCGCGTACCGCCTCGCGTGCGCCCCTCACGAGCGCGCGGTCAGCTTCGTCGAAGGTGCCGCGCAGCTCGGCCAGGTTGTCGGTGACCTCGAAGCTCACGCCTCGTACACCTGTCCCTGGATGGCGCCCGTGTCGGCGATCGTCGTCGCGAGGTCGAGACCGATGCCGCCCGCGGCGTCGTCGAGATCGTCGTAGAGCGTGGCGTCGAGGGCGAGGATCTCCTCCACCGCCAGCTCGAGCTCGGCGCCGAGGTGAACGCGGGGGACGGTGCCCCGCTCGCCGCTGGCGATCTGGATCGTCACCTCGGTAAGCTGCGCCGCGCGCGAGATCCGCACGCGATTCGCGCCGAGGGCGTCGATGATGGCAGAGCCCAGCTCCGAAGCGGGGGCCGCGGCGTAGCCGAAGGTGAAGGCTCCCGTGGCGAGGAGCTGCGCGGGGACATCGATGCTCGTGATGGTGCCGAAGCTCCACACGCCCTCGATGGTCTCTCCGCCGTTCGTGGCGGTGAGGTAGAGGCTCTCGGTCCAGGCGTCTCCGCTCGCGTCCGTGCCCGTGAAGACGATCGGATCGGTGATGCTGTAGGCCGCCGTCGCGGCCGTGGTCGTCACGGTGACCGCGCGGGCCGTGGCGGGGGTGCCGCCCTTGGCGCCGTTCAGCGCAGCGCCGGAGTAGCTCGCAGAGCCCGTGCTCGTCGCGATCGTGGTCTTGATGGCGTCGGCGTCGGCGGCCTCGCTCGTCGCCACGTAGGCCGTGTGGCGGCCTTTGAGCAGCGCCCGGCCGATGGCCTTGTGGAAGGCCGAGACCAGGGGAGCGCGAAGCTGCTGCTTTGCCTGCGTGCTCGCGGGCCACAGCCAGAGGACGCCCACCGTGGAGGCCTCGCGCGCATAGTCCGCGCCGAGATCGTCGATGGGTTGACCGGCTGCGCGGAACACGCAGAGGGCCGGCGTGTCGCGCTCGGAGAACGCCGTCTTGCGCGGATCGTTCAGCAATACGCTGGCCACCGGAGCCGCGCCGCCGTCCGTCACGCCCTGCCACACCGCATCGAGGTCGGTGTTCAGAACGAGCTTCAAGATCGCGCCGAGGACGGAGAGCAGCGGATCGCCCGCGGCCTCTCCGGTCGCCGGCGCCGCCGCGGGGAGCGGGAGAAGGCCGAACGTATCGGCCATCAGAAGAGCCCCGTACCGGTCACGAAGGCGAAGCGGGGCGGCGTCTGCGTGGCGGCGTCCACGTCATTGGTCACGACCTCGCCGCCGTGGTTGGCGGTGGGGTCCGCTGCGCCTTCGACTACGACGGAGCGCCCTTCGCGGAGGTCGGCGATCTCGCGGCGCACGCGGGCGAAAACGGTCTCGGGGTCGGAGCGCACGCGATCGGGATCGCGCTGCGCCATGTAGGCGCCGAACACGTCGAGCGCGAGCCGGCGCAGGCTCTTCGGGATGGAGCCCACGACGGGCACCACCTCGGAGACGCCGTAGTAGCGCTCGAGCACGTAGCTGGAGGCGTCCTCGATGGCCATCGCAAGGGCTGACGTGTCCGTCGTGCCGTCGCGGTTGTCGTCGTAGACCTGATCCACAAAGGCCGTGGAGTAGCGGGCCTTGGCCTCGGCCTCGGTGAAGAGCGCGACGTGCGTGCTCACGCGGCGCTCGGCTCCTCGGGGAGCAGCTCGAAGGCGCCGGGGAGGGAGTCGAGCTCGCTCTGCGCGAACCGGCCCACGTCGCCGCGGAGCCACACGAGGCGCTGGCCCGTGCCATCGTTGCCGGTGGCGCGGACGCGATCGACGATGACCCGCGCGAGCACGTGGCCCGCACGGTGACGGATGACCGTGCGCGGCGGATCAGGGCGCCGCTCGGGCGGCCCCATCATCGCCACGCGATCGCGAGGGACGGGAGAGGACGAGGGTCGGAGAGAGGGCGGCAGAGAGGGCGGCAGAGAGGGCGCGAGCGACAGAGGGATCTCCGGCCTTGCAGCATGCTGTCCCCCTGCGCGCTTGTGCTTGCTCATCTGCCGATCTCCTCTGCCGATCTCCCGTGTCTGGCTGGCGTGGTTCAGGTGAGCGGATTGACCACGAGGTAGCCCGCGTTCGCCGCGATGCCCGCCTTGTAGTCCTCGTCGTGGACGTTGGTCGCCACGTACGCGCCCGAGGGGTAGCGCTTGCTGCCCACCTGGCCGCGGGTGAACTCCACGTTCATCTGCTCGGTCCCGAATCGGAACGTCGCCGCGAACATGACATTCCGCAGACGGACCGCGCCGCGAGGCACGTTCATCATGCCGAAGTAGTTCCCCCAGACGCGATCGTAGGTGGCGGTCTGGCCCTTGGCCGAGGTGCGCTTGCGCATGCTGCCGACGTAGAACTCGTCCACCTCGATCAGCTCGGCGAACTGCGCCGGGGTGATGAATCCGCCCTTCGTGTATTTCGTCACGTCGAGCAGCGCGGGGTGGCTCTTCAGCACGTCCCACACGAGACGGCCGCAGAACGCCACGCGCTTCGTGGGGCCGTTGCCGGGCCAGAGGGCCGTGGCCGCGTCGGTGAGGACGCCTTTCGGGTCGCCGCCACCCGCGCTGTCCCACTTCTCGCTCGCGCCCGGGGTGACCGTGTTCGAGCCGTAGTTGCCGCTGGTCTGGAGAGCCGCCGCGATGCGCACCTCGCGCGCCAGCTCGGAGCGCATCTTGAGCGCGTCGATGAGATCGAGCATCTCGTCGAAGGGCTGGCTCTCGTTCTGCATCGTGCGGAACGGGAGGACGTGCGTGCGGCTGCGCTCCTTCGTCGCGTAGCTGTTCGTGAGCGAGCGATTGCCGTCGTCGTGCTCGATGGGGTCGCCGCCGCCTTCGTCGTCGTCGGTCGCCGCGAGGCGGGCCGCGATGGCGTAGTCGGGGTAGCTGTCCGCGATCTTGTTGACCTGCACCACGGGGGCGAGGCTCAGACCGATCGCGGCGTCGTTGCCGTACTGGATCGACAGGCTCGTGAGGAGCGGGCTCGTGCCCTGCACCTGCGAAGCCGCCGTCGCGCGGAGCACGTCGGAGAGGCGCGCGCCGGGCTGCGAGCGCAGCTCCACGAGGGCCGCGTTGATGCGCTCCACGTCGGCGCGCACGGGCTCGCGCATCGCCGCGGGGACGCGGCCGAAGTCGCCGCGCGCGGCCTCCGACAGGAGGTCACGATAGGCGAGCCACTGTTCGCCTTTCGTCGGCCCCTCGGCACCCGCGCGGTAGAGGATGGGCGCGCCGTCCACGAAGGGCGACGCGTTGGATCGGGCGGACCGGCCGCCCACGAGACTCTTGTTCATGGTCTGGATCTCCGTGGTGGTCAGTCGGATCAGGCGATCTGACGGGTCTCGAAGTGGACCGCGAGGCCCACGTAGTCGCCGCTCACGCCGCTCTGGACGAAGTTCCCGAACGTCGGAATGACGTGCACGCCGTTGTCCGCCACGGCCGTCGCATCGACGAAGGCGCCGCTCGTGTACATGGCGGCCTTCCCGCGCGTCGCGCCGGCCGAACCGACGAGCACGGGGACGACGTGCGCGCCATTGACGAGGACGACCTCCACGAGCTCACCGGCCGTGGTGTACGCGGTGCCGGGGGCGCCGGGACCGACCACGATGTAGATGTTGGTGACGTCGTCGTTGCCGCCCGCGGCGATCTGATCGTCGTAGGTGTCGGGCTTGGCCATCTTGCCCACGGTGAGCGTCTCGCCGCTCTTCACGGCGCGGCGGAGCACGGGCCCGCAGATGTGCTTGATCGGATCGAGGAAGTTCTGAGCCATGGTCTTCTCCTGCTCTCGTGGAGCGGGTCAGTTCGCGACGCCGGCCGGCGCGGTGGCGACGGACGCGAGCGAGGCGAGGGCGGAGCCGACGGGCGCCGCGGTGGAGGTGCTGCCCACGGGGCCACGGGGCCCGGGCGGCACGGGGGACTCGGAGCGCTGCACGTCGCGCCCGCCTTCGGGGGCGCCGGCGCCGCGCTTCTCGGCGACGAGCGCCGTGTACTGCTCGGGCGCCGTGTGGGCGAGCGAGCGGTAGGCCACGCGCTCGGCCTGCGTGAGCTTGTCGCCCAGGGCTTCGAGCTCGAGCTCGGCACGGGCCTCGACGGCCTTGCGCGCGGTCTCGGTGGCCGCGGTGAGCGCAGCGCGGACCGCGTCTCGCTCCGTGATCGCCGCCGCAGCGCGAGCCTCGGAGTCGGCCGCGGAGCGAGCTGCGGCGTCGGCCGCGGCGAGCTTGGCGCCGATGTCCGTGGACTCGACGATGACGGACTCGGTCCCGTCATCGACCATGGTGTAGCCCTTCGATCGCAGCTCCTCGACGTGCGGGAGCTGAAGCTTGATCCGCTTCATTCGTGTTCGTTCCTTCCCCGGCACGTCGCCGGAAACTTGATTGCCGCGCTCCTGATGGGCAGTGCCCATGGCGCGCTCGATGTCCGCCCCTGCGATACCCATGCGGGCCGCGATTCGTTTGACCGTGTCCGGGTTGCTCGGAATCGGGCAGAGGGAGAACTCGATCAACTCGTTGTCGTCGTAGATCTCGACGTAGCGCCCGCCGATCTCCTCTTCGGAGATTTTCCCGGGGCGCGCCCGGATCGAGCCGCCGCGCAGCACGTCCTCGAGGACACTCTGCCAGCACAGCTCCGCGAACGGATTGGCCTTCGCGGAGCTGAACCGCACGCGGATCACCAGCGCGCCACCTTCGACGGCGAACCGCACGGCCTTTCCGATCGGCAGATTCGGCACAGCCCAGTCGGTGCCGTGCGCCCAGAGGATCACGGGGTTCTTAGCGAACCGCTCGAAACGCCAGTTCTGCCGGAAGATCGTCCCGTGCGAGTCGAGCGTTTCCGTGCTCGCCACAAAGTCGCACTCGCGCGCGGCCTCGTCGATGGCGCGGACCTGCACCGTATCGAAGGCGCGGAGGATGTCCTCGCCATCACGCACGGGGCTCGTCTCGGCGGACGCCTCGCGCATCGCCCCGGTGAGCGTGAGCAGCGCGCCGAACGCGGCAGAGGCCTGGTTACGCTTCATCGGTGGATGCCTGTGCATGGGCCGCCGCGAGAAGCGGCTGGCCGGTGATGGGGAGCGGGTCGCCCTGGACGACGTCGCCGAAGATCTCGTCACCGGGCAGCGGCTCGGAGAGGCCGAGTCGGTCCCGCGCGTCACGAGCGACGACGCGGAGCCCGGAGAGGCGGAGAGCGTGAAAACCCTGCGCGACGGCGAGGAAGTCCGTCGCGTCCTCGGTCACGAGGGAGAAGCCGGGGACCGCTGCGTCCCGGCCGAAGTTGTGCCGCACGGCGGGCCCGATGACCTGGCGGCGGAGGATCGAAGCGACGCCCGCAGCGTCTGCGTCGATGAAGGTATTGAGCCGCTTCTCGTGGACCTTGCCGAGGGCCTGTGAACCCACGCGACTCTGGTCCATCACGAGCGTGGAGCCGAGAACGGCCTTCGACATCTCGGCCGCGAGGAAGGCAATCAAGTCGAGGTGGCCCGTGCCACCCGAGGTGCCCGATTGCTTGGCCCACTCGATGGTGAGGTCCACGCAGTCAGGGAACACGGCGAATCCGTTGCTAGTCAGCTCGCGGAGCTTGTGGGCGATATCCCGGTCGCTGACGTTGACCGCGGCCTTGTTGAACTTCGCGTACCGGTAGGGCTTCCAGGCCAGCTCAGCGAGTTGCATCAGGTCGCGCACCGTCCAGTTGCGGAAGAGTGCGAGCCACAGGAGCGCCGTCGCGAGACCCTCTCGGGCCACGGTCGCCCCAGTGACGTGGGGCTGATACTGCACGATGCGCCCGGGGTACTCCGAGAGCAGGTCAATCCCCGGCCAGGGGATGGTCGGCAGATCGAGATCGTAGAGGCGGAGCGTGCCCGCCTCGTCGTAGATGAAGCGGCGCGGGTGGACCGGGTCACAGGCCCGAGGCACCGCGTAGCCGCCGTCGCGCTCGTACACGATGCCAGCGACGGCGTGGCCGTGCCAGAGAGCGGACTGGAGGTGACGGATCAGCGTGGAGAGGTCGCGCGGTCGCGGCCCCATCTCGTCGGCTCCGAAGGCGGTGATCCACTCAGCGACCCAGGCGGCGATCTTCTTGTCGCGCCAGCGCGAGCTCGCGGGGGTGACCTGGGGACGAAGGCGCGCCACCTCGGACTCGCGCGCCGAGCACACCGCGTGCAGCGTGCCGTCCTTCTGACGGCTCTCGTCGAAGAGATCGACGCGCCGCTGGAGCCGTCCCATGTCGGCGTCGAGCAGGATCTGCGAGACGTCGGCGGGAGTCAGCGAGCCCCCGAGGCGCCCCATCTGAAGCGGCTCGCGGGGAAACTCGACAGCCTTGCGGGAGAACAGGGAGCCCGCCCGCGCGAGTGCGTTGGAGAGCCAGCCTCCGGCCATCAGGAGCGGCGCTGCCCCGGAATGCCGAGGATCTTCCAGGCCGTGTTGCCGGTGGCGTTCGCCACGGCGTCGATGCGCAAGAAGACCTTGCCCCAGCCGAACACGCGGAACTCGGTGAGGACACCGGCCGCGATCGTGAGCTTCTGGTTGGCCGCGCTCGCCAGCGGCACGCCGTCGCGAGAGCCGAGCGCGATGCGCTTCCACCGGCTCCCGTCGGCCGCGTCGGCGTCGTAGAACAGGGGCTCCACGTCGGCCGTGGTGCTCGTCCCGCCCGTGTGCTCGAGCGTGAGGAAGATCGAGTCGTAGCCGGTGCAGTCGATGGCACTCGCGGGCGGGATGTTCGCATCCGTGAGCGTCGTGTCGTCGGCGGCGATGATGACGGCAGCCGACCGCAGAGCGCCCATGCGCCCGCGATACGTGCCGCCCCGATCGCCTTTGAGCCCGTCCGTGCGTGCCATCAGCCGATGACGAGGATCCGGATCGTGGAGGTCTCGGCGCCGTTGGCCGACGTGATGGTGACCGAGCCCGGCGCGCCGGGGGTGATCGCCCCGACGGTGAGCAGGCCAGAGGCCGCGCCGTCTTCGATCTCCTTCATCGGCACGATGAGGCTCGCCGCGGTGAGCGTGAGAGTCGAGAACGTAACCGAGCCCGCGACCATGACGCCGCGCGCCGTCTGGCAGCTCGCCGCCTGCACCGCCGTGGCGATGAGTCCGAGGTTCACGTCCGCGTCGGGGACGGTGATCGTGCGGTTCGCGGCGAGGCTCGCGGGAGCGGCCATGGTGACCTTGCTGGTGCCGTTGTTGGTGGCCTCCAGGAGAGTCAGCTTCGCGCCCACCGAGGCCGTGCAGGCCACCAGGAACGCGGCCATCAGCGCATCGGCCGCGGCGCCCGCGCCGGCGATCTGCACGGCGAGCCATCGCCCCGTGCCGGTCGTGGGCACGCGGACGGAGCCCGTCACCGCGCTCGCCGAAGAGTCCTTGTCGAAGACCCACGGCGTGCGCGTCGTCAGCTCGATCGCGATCATGCCGTCGTAACGGGCCTCGGGCGCGATGCCTTCGAGATCCGCCTCGGCGTCGACAGCGCCGTAGATCCTGCGACTCACGCCTTGGGCGGCGAGATCGCCAATTTTGAGCGCGCCTTTTTCCAGAGCCATCGTTGCTCCACCAAAGGGGAGGGCCTCGCGAGCTTCGCGGGCAACTGTCCCCTGCGCGCGTAGGATGCACCTGTTTCCAGGGGCTACGCTGCGGAAGCGTGCGGCAATCGACGCGCGCGAAAGCGCTGCGGATTGCGGCCTATGGCGAGGCTACCGGAAGCAAGCGGAACAGAACGGAAGCGAGCTAGACCCGTTCCTCCCAGCTCTGCAACGCCGTCACGGCCAGGGCGACAGGCAGCCACGCCAGCGGCACCTGCTCGGCCGCTGCGGCAATAACGACGGGCGCGGCCCACGTGTAGAGCCGGATCGTGTCCTGCGCGGTGAGGAGCTGCGCGTAGGCGACGGCGACCGTGAGCCATCCACGCCAGTCGATACCGGCGAAGCCGAGGAGCGCCGCGCCCCACGGGGCCACGTACAGCATGCCGTCGAGCCCCATGCGACGCCGAAGCTCCAGCGCCGTCGCGACGGGGCGCGTGAGCCAGGGCTCGGCCGCGGGCGCGCTGCGGTGCGTCCAGCCCACGGCCAAGAGGCCCACGAGGGGGACAGGACTCCACGCCCAGAGGGCGGCGAAGAGCGGCGCGGACTCCCGCGTGCCCCCGAGCAGCAGGGCCAGCGGGATCGCAAGGGGCCACGCGGGCGTCGAGCAGAGCGCGGCGACCACGAGGGAGAGGGCGAACGCGGGCGCGTCGGTGAGCACGGGGAAGCGCAGGCTGCACCGCCACACGCCGGGCAGAGCGGAGAGCAGCGCGGCACCCACGAGCGGGGCGGACGTGTGCGCCTGGAGGTAGCACCAGGCCGCCGCGGGGGTGAGGGCGAGGCTCGCGTAGGTGAGCAGGGCCCAACGGCGTGGCACGGGCCCGAGGAGCGCAGGGAGCGCCCAGCGCCGCTGGTAGGGCACGGGCACAGCGACGCCCCGAGCGGCGAGGAGGTAGTAGTGGCCGTCGGGGGAGAGGTTCAAGCCGCCTTCCTTCGCGCACTGACGTGGACCCTACTGGCCTCGTTCCAGAGGCGTAGCATCTGCCACGTAGTCTGCACATGGCGAGACCCGGGGATCGCATAGACCGGAAGCGGCAACATGCCCCGCGCTGGCCTGTTCGCCCAGGTGCGGAGCTGCCGCTCGCTCACCTCGACGCCGAGGGTGAGCATCGCCGCGCGGATGTCCTTCCACCCCGAGATCGGGCCGCTGTGCTCGCTCACTGCATCTCCATCACGAGGGAGAATCGGCCCCTCGACGCCACGGGCTTCGCCTTCGTCGCGGGCTTCTCCGGCTCTCTACCACGCCCGGCAAACAGGGCGCGCCGAGATGCGATGTAGCTCCCCAGCGCGGTGTTGAGGAGCTTCTCGGCGGCCTTGCGTCGGCTGTCCCGCATGCCCTGTCCCCACTTCGTGCACGCGGGCCCGTGCTGCGCCCAGATGAGCCCGAGCTCGTCGCCGTAGTGCCGCTCGGCCAGCGTCCCCGCGCCGCGCCCACACGCCGCGTCGATGCGTGTCCTCCAGACCACGGGCGCGAAGGCCACGAGAAGCACATCCCGATGCGCCGCGGGGAGGTCCATCACGAGACCGCGGGTGACGGCGATCCGCTGCATGTCGGCGCCGTGGCGGTCGATGTGGCGCGCCATCTTCGCATCGGGATCGATGCAGCCGCCTACTCCGCTCTCCGCAATCGCCACGAGGGCCGCGTGCGACGAGCGCAGGCCGTAGAGGCTCGCCTCGGTGGCGAGGTAGGTGCTGATTTCCTCTCGGGCTTTGGCGATGCGTGATTGACCCATCAGCGCACCCCCGTGGAGCCGAACGCCGGGCCGCCCCTCTGCGGCGTGCGCCGGCTGAGCTGGATGGCGCGGAGCTTGTCGCGGCGGTCTTTGGCGCGCAGGTGGCGCTGGTGCCGGCGGTAGACCTTGCGCGGGTGCCCACCGACGCAGCCGCTTGCGCCTATGCAGGCATCGCCGAGATAATCGAGCCAGCAGCAGCCACACTTGCGCGGAACGTGGCGCAGCCGTCCCATCACCAACGTCTCGAACTGGGCCTCTATGGGCCCTCTGGGGACCGGCGGCGCTTCCACGCCAGCGAACGAAAAGCGAACATCTGTCACCACATGCCCATGGTCGCCGGCGATAGCGAGAACGCCTCTCTCAAAGTTCATCATGGTGCCTAGTACCCTCTCCGATCGGACATCCCACCGAACCGCATGTCAGAGCCTGCCTCTGTCAAGTTTTGCCGTCTCTCCGGCGCACGAATGACGACCTCGGGGACGAGCCCATCATACAGCGCCACCGCAGCATCCACCTCGTCGTCGTCCTCGTCGCCGATGCCCGTGAAGTTCAGGTGCGCATCGAGGAACGTATCGAGCCACGGCCCCGCATCGCTCGGAACTAGCACGCGCCCCTCGTTCCACGCCCCGGCGTAGCCCTGCGCGCGCACGAACTTGTCGGCCCGGGCGAGCATCGGCGTGATGGTGGCCCCGTGCCCAATGGCCAGCTCCGCAGCTCCGCGCTCCGTCGTGCTCGCGTACCACCAGCAGGGGATCCCGCCCTCGACGGCCTGCTCTTCGCCCACGCGCCGAACGAACACCGGGGCAGGGACACGGACCTTCATCGCCGAGCGGATGAAGAGCTGCCCACCGAAGCGGCGCCCCTTCACCATCGCGGACGCGTCGCTCGAATCCTTGCCCGCGTACGCGAGATCCACGCCGAGTCCGTCCACGTAGCCGACGCGCGGGAGCTCGCTCGGGTCGTAGCGATAGACGTCGCGGAACACGGTCCCTCCGCGAGGGCGCGGACTGCCCATGTAGAGGCTCGCCCAGGTGTACGGGTTGCTGCGCCGCTCGAGCAGCTCCATCACGCGCCCCGCCCACCGCTCGGGCCAAAGCACGCGCAACCGGTCGAAGGCCCGGGAGAGCTCTCCGCGGAGGGCTTCCTCCACGACCGGAGAGGTCGCCTCGCGCAGTGCCTTCTCCACCGCCTCGAAGGCCTCGAGGCTCGCATCCTCGATCGCCGGGAGCCGCACGTATTCCCAGCCGTCGCTGATGAGCTTGCCGCTGAGGTCGTTCGGCGTCCAGCGCGTGGCCCACACGATCATCGAACCGCCCGGCGCGAGGCGAGACTTCGCGACATCCTCGAACCAATCCTCGACGCGGCGCCGGTAGGCCCCGCTCTCGGCGTCCACGCGATTCTTGTAGGGGTCATCCACGAGCACGATCTTCGCCGGGTGCCCGGTGAGCGAGCCGCCCACGCCCGTCGCGCGGAGCCCGCCGCCCGCCCGCGTGAGCCACTCGGACGCGCTCTCGGAGTCGCCGGAGAGCTCCACGCCCGCCTCGCGAACGAGGCCGCGCGCTCGCTTGCTCTTGCTCTCGCTGAGGCTCGCGCCGTAGGTCGCGTAGGCCATCGGGAGGGAGGGATCTCGCGTGAGCGCCCAGGCGATCCCGTGGAGCATCGCCTCGGTTTTCCCGTGCTGAGGCGGGGCCGAAACCACGGCGCGCACGGGCTCGCCGGCTACCGCGCGCTCGAAGAGGCGCACCAGCGGGGCCAGGTGAACCGGCCGCGAGAACTGCGGCGACACCCGCGGGATGAAGTCGAGCAGGCCGCCACCGCCCGCGGCCACCTGCGACAGCCCGCGCGAGAGCCGCTGCGCCATCGCGGCGACGAGCCTGCGATCCGGAGCGGCCATCAGCCGGCCCCCGCGGTGAGCAAGGGCGCGCCGTCGCCGAGCCCAGCCAGAGCCCGCGCCACCGCATCGGCGGCCTCGGGGTACGGCCGCAACGCGGCGAGGATGGCGCCCTCGATGGCAAGCCACTCGGGGCGGGGCTGCCCCCTCTGGTCCACGAGCAGCTGCACCGTGGTCTCGGGCGGACGGATCTCACCCAGGATCTTCGCCTGCACCTCGAGCCCGGAGAGCGCCGCCCGGGCGAGGCTCGCCGCGGCTTTCAGGTCCACCACGCGCGGCGCTTCGTCGGCGGGTTTTCCTGGCTTGCCCGCCTTGCCGCCCACCGTCGCGGGAGCCTTCCCCTCGGCCACCTCGAGCAGGGCCAGCAAGCGCGCCACGAGCTCGCGCACCTGGTCGATGGTACCCGCTCCTGCCTTGGCTTCCTCGATCCTGGCCGCCCGCTTCGCTGTTTCGACGGCGCTTCGGATGTGCTTCAGCTTGTGGCGCCGCACCGAAGAGTCGGAAAGCTCCCAACGCTTCGCAGCGCTTCGCTCGGATTCGTGCCCCGCCGCAAGTGCGCGATCAATCGCCGCCCTCTCGGGGTGCGTGCACACCGTGCAGCGGAGCCCGGGGGCCATCAGCGGGGGGGCCTCTCGCCGAACGCCAGCCGATGCGCTTCGTCGGAGCTGGGCGCCGTGCCCGCCATGACCACCCGGCCGCCGCGGTGGACGGAGTAGCGCACGTCGGCGGGGTCATCGATGGGGAGCGGGGGGCCGACCAGGAGGATCACGCCAGCGTCGGGCCCCCTCACGACACACCCCCGAGGATGCCCATCGCCGGGCCCAGGATGCCCCAGGACAGCGTTTCGCCCCCGGGGTCGACCTGGGAGCCGTGGGAGCTACCTCGCGGCACGCTGTCCCGCCCGTGAGCTTCCTGGCCCATCCCTGGCCCATCCCCTCGGAGACCTCCCAAGTCCCCGAAATCCTTATATTGTCCCTTCAGTCCCATCAGTCCCATCAAAGAAAAGAAGAGAAGGGTGGAGAGAGACTTTTTCATTTCGTGTTTTGTGTCCTGTTGGCGGAACCCGGTGGGACGGTGGGACCGGGTGCATTGTTTTTTGATATCCATGGCTTAGCTCGTTTTTAGCGGTGGGACACAGGGTGGGACACGAGGCGGGACGCCCCCGTCATCCGTCCCTGCCGCGGTAGGTGTCCGGGTTCTCGATGAGCACGTAATGGCGGTCGCCCGCCTCGTCCCGGAGCCGCCGGTAGACCCACCCTGCGCGCTTGGCGCAGTTGATGACGCGGCTCTTCTCGACCTGCCTGAGCAGACCCTTCTGCAGCCCGAGCGCATCGGTGAGCAGGTCGGTCGGGTCGAGCCGCATGCCGGACCGCCCCCGGAGCCACTTCTCCACGATGGGCTGCCAGGGGTCGACGGTTTCGCGCTCTGCCACGACTTCGCGGAGCTCGTCGCGATAGGTCCGGTCAGGCCACCAGGGGCGCCCTTCGTCCACCTCGTGGAGGGCCTCGGCGAGGAGCTGGTCCCGGTCCGCGGCGAGGGCCGCGACGTCCACCACGCCGACCGTCACGGGCCAGTAGCGCCGGTTGCCGGTCGGGTCCTTGAGGTAGCCGCCGCCGTCGGGGTTGACCGTCGCGGCGAAGACGCAGCCGCGCGCGAGCGTCACCGCGCGCCGGGCGTAGGCAAGGCGCACGCGATCGTTGCGCCGGGTGAGGAAGCCTTTGAGCGCGGCCTCCTCGGTGCGGTTCATGGCGGAGAGCTCGGAGAGCTCGGCGATCCACACGCCGTGGATCCGGTCGATCGGGTCCTTGCCCTGGAGGTCCCCGTCGAGCTCGGTGAACCATTTCCCCCCGAGGACGCGGAGCGCCGCCGTCTTGCCCTCGCCCTGGTCTCCCTCGAGGACGAGCGTGTAATCGACCTGGCACCCGGGCTCGATGGCCCTCGCGACGGCGGACATGAGCCACCACCTGCAGACCCGGCGCACGTGCGCGGAGTCCTCGCAGCCGAGATAGCGGACGCCCCACGTGTCGAGGCGCTGCTCGCCGTCCCAGCGGAGCCCCCGGAGCCAGTCCCTCACCGGGTGGATGGTGTTCCGCCTGGCCACCACCTCGACCGCGGTGCAGATGGTATCCCGGCCGATGGAGAGGCCCCACACGGAGCGCTGCAGCCAGGTCTGCACGCGCGTGTCGTCGGCGTCGGACCACTCGCTGCCTTCCTCCCAGGGCGCACTCGGCTTGTCGTCGGCGTGCCACGGGGGCTCCTGCAGCGTGGTGATCACGCCCTTGTGCTCGTCGTAGGCGAGGACGCCGGCCCAGTCCTCGTGGTGCGTGAGGATGGAAATCGCGTTCGCAGCCGAGGGCACGAGCTCGGTCTTGCCCGGCTTGCGGAGAAGGCCACTCTGCCAGCCGTCGCCGCTCGGAGCCGAGGGCGCAGCCGCCCTCCTCGTGGCTCGCTCCAGGATGCGCGCCGCGGCCTTGCGTGCGTTCGCCTCGGACGCCGTGCCCACGAGCCCAGACGCCGCCATGAGGGCCTCGACAGCCGCGGGCAGGAGCAGAGCCCCCGACGCCACCGTGGGCGATAGGGCGCGGGCCCCGCGCTCGAGGGCGACGTAGCGATCCACCAGCGGAGACGCCGACACCTCGGCGCAGACGTGCGCCACCTCGGGCGGGAGCATCTTCGGCGCGGCCAGCGCCACATCGTCCCTCTGCTCGGCGGGGAGGCCCGTCGGCGTGCCACCGGAGCGCGGCGGACTGGCCGTCAGGAGGTAGCCAATCGGCAGCGTGGACGACGTGAATGCTTGACTCACCTTGTGCTCGATCTCCCTTTTACTCCACGGCGGCTGACATCGTGGGTTGTAGTCCGTTGCGAGCATGGACAAGGCCTCTTGCGGCTGGATATCGAAGCCGCGCACGAGGGCCACCGCAGCGCGGAAGAGCGCGCTGTGGCCACCCGAGCCGGAGATCGCCGGGTCCATCGTGCGCAGGTACGCCGCCGCGCGCCTGTGCCTGTCCGAGTCGGAGACAGAGAGCCCGCTCGTGGGCGCTTCCTGCAGGATGGGCTTCACGGCCGAGATCTCGCGGATCCACTCGGGCAGCGGCGCCATGGGGAGATCGTTCGCCCACGCGTACGCCCGTCCGCTCGCGTGGATGGAGGGCGCGGCTACCACGTATTTCCCCACGCCCTGGAAGTCGAGCCCGTCGCCGAGCTTCTTGCTCTTGGTCGCCTCGGTGACGGAGAAGAAGAGGTGTCGGCCACCGCCACCCGTCGCGCATTCGAGGGTCGGCGGGAGCGCGCCGTGGACGTGCTCAAGCACAGCGAGGGTGCGGTCCCCGCCGTTGCGTGGATCGATGTCGAGGACCACAAACGCCACCCCAGTGGCCAGCCCGATCGATGCGTCGGGCGCTTCCTCCCACCAGGCGCGGACGGTGGGCTCGTCCGTGGTTGCGTCGGCTACGCCGTGCCGCGTGCGCGGGTGCTTGCCGGGTGAGTGGCAGTCCTTGTGCTTGCACTTCCCGTCTTTGAGCGTGTACCCGCAAGAGCACACGCCTTCGCGGACGAAGTGCCCACACTGGCACGCGTCGCCCGCGAGGCTATGGCCACAGGAGCAGATGCCCTCGGTGACGGTGTGGAGCGGCAGCACGCGCCAGCCGGCGGCAGCGTAGGAGAGGGCGGCGTCGAGGTGCATCATTCAGCCGAGGCCCTTCTGTCGCGGACGGTATAGCTGCTCTGCGCGGACTGCTTTGCGGCCTGTCGCGCGCGGACCGCACCAGCGTGGAGCGCGTCTCTGGTCTGCCGAATGAGCCAGCCGCGCCACTCATTACCCCAAGCGGCGCGGGCCCGTTCGTTGACCACGATTCCGAGGGAGACCGCCAGATGCTCCACGGCCTCCAGCTTGGCCTCCCAGGGGCATTCCTCGGTGACTCTCATGCGGCCTCCTGCACAGCCGCCACGTAGTCCCGGGCGAGAAGTGGAGGGATCGCGTTGCCAATCCCGCGGATGGTGTCGGCGCGGTTCGCAGCCGGCCACGTGTACGAGTCGGGGAAGCTCTGCCCACGTGCGTATTCCCGGACGGTCAGGGGCCGATATCGGTCACCATCGACGAGGACCCACTGGTCCTTGGTGGTGATGGTCCGGATCGCCTCGTGGAGCGGAACGCCGGGATGCCCGGTGACGTGCTGGACGAGACAGCGGCGCCCGCTGATGGACTGCGCCCGCCGGATCCGCGCAACGGCCTTCGGGCTGCGGCACTCCGACACCGGCCGCCACCCCGACGCATCGAACTCGATGCACGGGCCAAAGGGGGGCTCCACCATCGCAGTGCGGAAGGACGGGGCGAAAGCTCGGCCGCCTTGGAGACCGACGACAATCAGCCGCTCGCGACGCTGCGGCACCCCGTGGTCGGTCGCCCACGCGAGGCGCTCCGTCAGCGTGTACCCGAGGCGTGCGAGCGCGGACAGCCACACCGGATAGAGGATCCAGCGCTGCATTGCGGGGATATTCTCGACGATGATCGCGCGCGGCCTCGTGACCTCCGCGCAGTCGACAACGGCCCACGCGGTAGCGCGCATTGCATCGTGCACGGCGCTCCGCCGAGGTTGCGATGCCTCGCTGTGTCCCTGGCACGCGGGAGAGGCGAGCAAGAGATCGTACGACGGGAGAGCCGTCCAGTCGGCTTGCCTGAGATCCTGGCAAACATGCACCGTGCCAGGGTGATTCGCTGCGTGCGCCTCCACCGCGAGCGGATGATGGTTCGCCGCCCAGAGAACGCGCACATCAGCCATCTCGGCGCCGAGAGTGAATCCACCCCAACCGGCGAAGAGGTCAACGGCCTTCACAACTTCACCCCCACCACGACAGCCGCCCGGAGTTGGTCCCGCGCCGCCCATTCGGTGAGCTTGGCCTTCTCGTGGACATGGAGGGTCAGCTCGTCCGGGTGCGCCACGTAGACGAGCCGGGCCCGCGCCGTGGCTTGCATGGCTTCGAGGTGAGCGAGGAGCCGATCGGGGTCGCCCGGCGCGACGTCCGTCGCCTTCTCCATCACGTTCTGTTTGGCCGCACGAAGGCGCTTTTGCCAAGCTCCAGCCTTCGGTGTGCCCTGCGTCTCCACGGCGGTGTATTGCGCCTCTTGCAGCGCCACGAGGGCCCTGAGTAGCTCGATCATGCCTCGACCTCCCATCACGCGAACAGCCCCAGTTGCGGCGGAGCTCCGGCCTCGTCCCATTCCGTCGAGTCACCAAGCTGAGCGGCCTTCTTGCCGCGCTTCTCCCAATCGGCCGCTGCGACCCGGATCACCCGCACGGGCGGGGACCACGCGGTCTCTTCCTCCGGGCTCGGCGGGCGCAGGAGGTCAAAGATCCCGCGCGCTCGTGGCGGGCCGCCGGGCCAGACGTACCAGGCCACGCCCTCGGAATCGCTTGCGCCCGTGTCGAGCTTGCGCCCGTGCTCATCGATCCAGCGGAAGCGGAGGAACGAAGGTCGCTCGGGGACCATGTAGACATCGGGCCGCCCACAGACGTCCAGCAGGCTGCACCGCTCGCGCGCACCGCAGAACAGAGAGCCGCGGCCGAGCAGGGCGATCGGCACCTCGGCGCGGTAGCGTCGGTGCGTGGACAGCAGATCGGCGAAGAGCTCGAAGTCCGGGTTGGTGATGACGGCGTTTCGCACGCTCCCGTCGTAGGGATACTGGGCGACGTGGAGCGCGCACATCGTGTAGGCGTGCGACGCCCCCGCGGCGAGCTGCAGCTCTCGCAGCCCGGGCCGGATGTCGCTGGCGTAGATCTTGGCCTTCGGGCACGCGGCGCGAATGGCGCCCACGAGCACGCCTTCCCCCGCACAGGGCTCGTCGATGACCTCGGCGTCGTCGAGCCAGGTCTCTCCCGCGGCGCGCAGGGCCTCGGCGAAGCGGGCGAAGACGTGCGGAGGGGTCGGGTAGTTGCCGAAGGGGTTGACCGTGGCACCGAGTCCGCGGGCGCTCATCGGTCCTCACCTCGGCGGGCCCGCACCATGGCCGCCTCCAGCTCTTCCGAGCTGTGCACGCAGGCAGCAAACCCACCCGCCGCGCGCACGGCCTCTGCCCATGCAACCTGTGCGGGCTTCGGCTTCTCCCCGGGCCTCTTCCACTCGATGCTCACGAACCTAGCGAGCACGAGCCCGGCCCTCGCCATGCGGTCGAGATCGGAGGGCTGTAGCGTCTCGTGGCCAATCCAGTCCCCGGCGCCTACTTTGAGCCCGCCCTGCGCCATGAAGGGCTCGCCGATGGGGCCCTCGCGAGGGTCGTATTTGATCACGAGCCCGCGCACCTGCGGGTTCTCGTAGAAGGTGAAGTCTTGCGCGCCGTGCTCGCGCCACGCGCGGGCCTTGATCTCGCGCTCCATGTCGGCTCGCGTGGCCTTGACGATCTCGGGCATCACGCCGCTCCCTTCTGCTGAATGGCTTTCTTCGCGTCGCCCAGCTCGGAGCCCGTGGGCCACCGGGACATCAACGCCTTGAACCGGTATCTCACGGAGCCATTGTCGGCCCCGCTCTTGAGCCCACGCCGCTCCGCGTCGAGCATCGCCCGAGCGAGCCACTGGACCGGATCGACGCGCGCGGAGATGGCGCTGCGTTCGGCTTCCTCCATGCGGGCGAGCTTGATCCGAGGCCTCGGCGGGGGCGGGTTGATATGCCTGCACCGCGGGCACACGCGAGCCACGGGGTAGACCGCGTGGCACCTCTGACACGTGCTCTTCGCGATGACGCACGGGGCTACGCGCCCGCTGTCCGTGCCGAGGTTCCAGAGGCGATCGTCGTCGGGCGTCCCGAGGCTGTGCGTCACCCCGAAGAGGTCATAGAGGACCGCTTCGAGCTTGCCCGGGTGGAGCCGCATCACGCGCCCCGAGCGTTGGAGAAGGCTCACCACGGAGCCGCAGCGGGCCGCGAGGATGCACACCTCCGCGGCGGTCCAGTCCCACCCCTCGGTGAGCAGATCGGCATTGGTCACGCCGTCAAAGTCCGTCCCCAGCCGCGCGAGAAGAGCGTCGCGCCCCTTCGTGTTGCCGTCGACATGCAGGATCCGGATGCCCGCCGTGGCGGCCCGCGCGGCGAGCTTTTGGCTGGATCCAACGGAGTCGCAGAACACCACGAAGGGCTGTCCACGGTGCGCGATGAGGACATCCAGCGGATCTCTGGATAGCTCCCTCTGCTCTTGCACGGGCCGGATCGTGCGGATCGGCGTCAGCGCCCGCGGCTCCATGTCGATCATCTGCCGAACGCTCGGCCCCTCCACGAGCACGTCGAACGCGCAGGAGAGGGCCACGCCGTCACCCCTTGCAGGCGTGGCCGTGAAGCCGAGGACGAAGGCCAGCAGCCCGCCGTACGAGCCCACGATGCCCGCCCAGAGTGCCGCCGTGGCGTGGTGGGCCTCGTCGATGATGACCCAGCGGATCCCGTCCGGGGCGTAGCTCCTCGCCTGGATCGTTTGCGCGCTGCAAACCTGGACGTCGGCGCCGGGATCCGCCTCGTGGCCCGCCATCACCACGCCGACGCGGAGCCCCTGCGCGCGAAGCTTGCCCGCGGCCTGGAGGACAAGCTCCTCCCGGTGCGCGATCACGAGGCCGGGCCCGATGGAGAGCGCAGCCTTCGCGATCGCGGCGAACACGACGGTTTTGCCCCCGCCCGTGGGGAGACAGACCAGGATGCGCGGGCACGCCACGCCCCGCGCTTCGAGGGCGAGGCGTGCGGCCCGGATGTCCCGGCCTAGCTGGATCTGATAGGGGCGCAGCTTCATAGGTGCCAGTCAGTCAAGGGAGGACCCGCCGTCGCCGACCCAGTCCACGGGTGTGGAGTCGAACCGCGCAGCGCCGCCCATTGCGGCCCCGTGGTGCCATTCACCGCTCCGGGGTCCCGAGGAACACCGGGGCTCCGGTGTGCTGGCCGAGCCGTTCGACCATGGCCCCGAACGCCGCGCGCCGCGCGAGGTCCGCGTCCACGACATCGAGACGCCAAAGGATCTTCGGCGCGCTCCCGTCTGTCGGCTTCGACTTGCCAAAGCGGATCCGCACCGCGAGGAGATCGGCGAGGGGCGCGCGGTCGAAGATCGGGATCGCGATGACGAAGAGCCCCGGGACCACGAGCGGACGCCCATCGCTCTGCTTGTGTTCGACGGAGAACGTCACCGTGGCGGAGCCATCGGGGCGCACCTTCGCGTCGATGTTCTCGTCCGATCGGATGCCGAACGCGCGGGCGATCTCGCGGATCTCCTTCGCCGACCCGCACTTCACGTCGAAGCGCGTCTCCATCTCCACCACCATATTCGGCGCGTCGCCGGGGGAGACGATGAAGCCGCCATTCTCCTCGATGAAGGCCGCGAAAGCGGCTTGATCCATCGGCTTCGTGGACGTCCAGGTGTTGAAGTCGGGCGACGCGCGGAGCTGGTACGCCGACCGGTGATCGTTCCAGTTGGCTTCGCCCTCGGGCCCCTTGTCGTGGTAGTTCAGGACCGCGGCGACCGAGAGATCGGCTTCGTTCGCGAAGATCGCCGTGTGCTCGCTCTTGAAGCGGAGCACGTGCTCGCAGAAGCTCTTTTCGTCGACGAAGGACGCGGTCCCCTTCCGTCGCTGCGGGCGCGAGAGAAGCTCGTCGGCAAAGCCCTTCATCGGGATCGGCTTCATCCCCTCGGGAACGAGAAGCACCTCGTTCCGATCGATTCCGACCGTCCTCGGCGCCGCCTCGCAGATGTCCGCGACCGCGCCCGCTTCGGTGTTCTTGTCGTAGTCCTTCACGATGCATCTCCCTTGTTGTTGATGAGCCGCGGACGGCCCTTGTCGTCGAACCCGAGCTTCACCTGTCGCGGATCGTCATCCACGAGGCTCCCTTTCGAGTTCACGTAGTAGACGCTCGACGTGTGCGGCGCGCGCTTGGTCGCGATCGTGTGCGTCGGAGCGATCTCGATCTGCCCCTTCGGTGCCCGCTTCACGACGAGCTTGATGGTGATCGTGACCGCCTGTGCGCCGTTGTCGGCGTCGGCCAGTTGGTCGATCGCGACCCCGATTCCCTCGTCGACCTCTGCGACGAAGGGCCTGGGGAGATCTGCGACGATCTCCTCCAGAGTGCGAATACCCGTATCCGATGATCCCATATCGTTCCTCTCCGTCGTTGCAGTCAGTCAGCCCAGGTACCCGAACAGAGACGTCTGCTCGGGCTCGTCGTCTTCGTCGTCCTCTTCGCGCACCATCGGGAGCCGCCGCTTCGTCGGCTGTCCCTCCGAGAAATCCCGCAGCGCCCTCTTCCCCTCCAGGGCAGCGAGCGCCGCCACCTCGATCTGTCGCGCGCGCTGTCCGGTCACGAAGAGCAGCGCGCCCACCGCATCGAATGACGGGGTGACGCCCTCCGCGTGCGTCTCCTCGGCCACATCGAGCGAGCACGTGGCCGTCATGGCGGAGAGGTCCAGATCGAACGGGTCCCCCTCCACCGTCGGCGCGAGCACCTCGAGGGACCCCGCTGGAGTGACATTGATCGCGAGGTGGTGAGAGCAGTTCACCCACGGGCAGGGCAGAGGCTCCCCGTCCGAATCCACGCCACGGGCCACTGCGCACTCGCCCCGCGTGCGCGGCCGGGGCTCGTGGCCGAGCTGCTCTGTCTCCGCGCGCAGCCGCGCCGCCATGGAGGCATTGAGCGCGGGGGAATGGCCAGCGCGGAACGTGCGTGCGGCACCCGCATTGCTCCGCCTCGGCTGGCTCAGCCGCACGCCAGAGACCGGCGCATCGGGGACGGACGAATAGAAGGCGTCCCGCCCCGCCGACCCGCCGGCGACCACGTAGAGGCGGCCCTCTGCGGCGGCTCGGGCGAGGGTGCGCCGCGTGCCTTCGACGCTCGCGTGGAGCTCGCTCGCCACCTCGCGCACGGTGCGCGGCTCCGGCCCCACGGCAGCGATGATGGCCGCGGACGATGTTCGGCTCATGGTGCCCTCGACGCAGCGACGGCCGCCGCCATGCCGCCGAGCAGCACGAGCCACGCGCCGAGGACCACGACGCCCCAGCCCGCGCCGAACTCCCAGCCGACGCCGGCCGCCGTCGCGAGACAGCCCGCCACGACGAGCCCGCCGCCGATCCTGCCCGCCTCCTGGTCACTCATCACGGCCATCACGCACCTCCGAGGTCAGCAATCAGCGCATCCGCGGCGTCCCTCAGCTCGAGCGCGCGCCCGAGCACGCCGCTGCCGTTCTCGACCGCTCCGGCCACTCGCCAGCCACGCGGACCACGGCGAGGACGTGGCGCTCGGGAGAGGTCCCGCGGCGTGCCATCGGGTGCGCCTCCTCGGCCGCCGCCCGGAGCACCACAGCGCCGACGCGGCCGGCCTCCACGAGGCGCTCCACGGAGAGGGGCAGCTCGCCAGCGCAGAGACGCCGCACCACGGCCTCGTCCACGCCGAGGCGCGCGGCGAGGGCGGTCTTCGCCGTCCCCGTGGCCCGCAGAGCCTCAGAGAGCCGCTCGGCGATCAGGGTCCGAGGAATCGCCTTGGCTCGGACTCCCGAACCGGGAGCCGCGGGCACAGTGTGTAGCCCATGACGAAGCGCGCCCATCTACGCACCCTCCTCGGGCGCCGTCCGATGCTCGTTTGCGGCAATGCTGAGCAGCAAGAACCGAAACGCCTTCCGTTCGGCGGCGGGCCACGTCCGGCGGTCTGCCTCCTTCCGGCGCAGCAGCGCTGCCACGAGGTCCCGCTCGGCGTCGCGCACCGCGGGCGCCATCTCCGAGGCTCCCGCCCGATAGGCGGCCTCGCGCTCTCCCAGGAGGCGCGCGGCAATCTCGGCTGCAGCATCGGCCTCGGGCATCGCCACGAGGTCACGGAGCCACGCCCTGGCGTCGTCGGTGAGCATGACCTACGCCGCCTCTGGTGCAGGAGGCGGAGCGGACGCGGGCGCCGCAGGAGGTGCATCCCAGTCCCGGAGCCCGAAGAGCCCGCCCGAGAGCTCCAGCAGCCGCACGCGCGGCCCGGCCTCGGGGGAGACGTCCTCGCTCTCCCACTTCGACACCGTGCCCTGCGTCACGCCCACCTCGGAGCCCAGCCGCGACTGCGACCACCCCCGCGCCTCGCGCCATTCCTTCAGCCGCGACCCGATTCCGTTCATGGGGTCTAGTAATGCGCGCATAATCATACCCGGTCAAGGGGTCCGCCGTTATTCCCGTAAGAATGATGCACGGCGGTAGGGTGGACCCATGCCGAACCACCCCACCAAGGCCCTGCTGAAGGCCGCGTCCGCCCACGCGCGGGCCATCGTGCTGGAGCTTCGCCCCCGCTACACGAGCGACGACTCCTTCGCGAAGGCGCTCGGGGTCACGCAGAGCGCGGTCAACAAGTTCAAGAACGGCAAGGCCGAGCTAGGAACGCGGATGCTGCTGGGGATCGCGCACCTCTCGGGCCGCTCCCTCGATGACGTCTGCGGCTTCGCTCGGATGCCGCACGCCCTCGACCCCTGGGAGATCGCCCGCCTCTACCTCTCCACCGGAGCGACGCCGCAAGGGGTCTCCCTGGCCCGCGCCCGCAACGAGGGGCGCGTGCTGTCTCCGCGGGAGTGCGCGTCCCGCATCCTCGACGCCGAGCGCGATCTGTCCCTCGGTTCCGAGGACGACACGCACATCCGCACGAAGAACCACGCGTAAACACGGGGGAAACTGCTTTTTATTCGCAAAAGCATATTCTTCCCTTGACCTAGCTCATTCATATGCGCATAGTCCTGGGGTGAACGCGAAACACGCCACCCGAGACCAGCTCCGCCAGGCCCTGCACCTGTCCGACGCGCTCCGCCGCGTCGAGCCCCGCCACCCCGCGGTCGCCGCCCTCGGCGACCTGCTCGCCTTCGCCGCTGTCGACGACGACGCCGCGGTGGACCGCGACGAGCTGCTCGCCGCCCTCGAGGCCGTGGGCCCCGTGCTCGCCGCTCACGCCGCCGACGGCGACCTCCGCGTGGTGCAGGTGGCGAGCACGAGCCGCCCCGGGCTCTCCCACCGCGTGACCCTCGCCGGCTCTCGCGCCGTGTCCTGCACCTGCGAGGACGCCGTGCGGCACCCGCTCTCCCGCTGCAAGCACATGGCCAGCGCCGAGCAGACGGGCGCGCCCTCCGCGGGCCCCATGCTCTGCGTGGTCGGCCCCCGCACCCGCGGCCCCCGCCGCGCTGCGAGGGCAGCGTGAGCCGCCCCCAGGGCTGCTCGTGGATGGTTTTCTCGGACTACTCCGCCGAGGTGACCGTGGAGGCCGACGTGGACGGCCAGGACGTGACCGTGCGCGTCTCCTGCCAGCTCGCCCACGCGGAGCCGCGCGTTCTCTACGCCACGAGCGCCGAGGTCCGCGGAGCGGGCGAGGGCGCGCTCGCCGTGGGCGACGTGGTGCCGGTCTCCGAGGCGATGATCGCCGACGTCGAGACCGTGCTGGTGGACGCCTGGATCGATGTGGAGGCCGCGTGAGCAACGAGATCACCATCTTCGGACCAGACCAGAGCGGGGGCCGAGCCTGCCAGTTTCACCGCGACGGGCTCACCGTCCTTGTGCGCCCGAGTGGCGCCGAGCAGAACGCAGACGCGCACGCGCTGGCCATCGCGCTCGAGGCGGAGACCTCGACCATTGCCCTGCTCGACGCGCGGCTGTTCGAAGCTCGCGAGGAGCACCGCCGGGAAGTCGCTCGTCTGTCCGGGCAGATTCCGCCGAAGTCGCCGCGCCGCCTTATTGGGCCGGGGTTTGTCCGATTTGACACCGACGGGCGTCCGTGGGTCCTCGGGAATCGCGAGAAGGGCTGGGCCCACTTTGGCTTCATCTGCGACGACTGGGACGACCTGTTTCGCCGATTCAATGTCAGCGTGACCGCGTACGGGACCGACAAGCACGGCCCGTGGTGGCAGGTCGAGACGCGCGAGGTGTCCCCGTGAACACCGCCGCCTTCGCCGCCCTGCTCGCCGAGCTGCCCGGCCCCGTGGCCGCCTGTCTCGCCCGCTGCCGCGTGGCCGCCCTCGGCCGCCTGCGCGCCCGGATGCGTCACCTGCCCGCTGAGCGCCTCTCGGCCATCGCCGCCGAGAACCGCGAGGCCATCGCGCTCGCCAAGCTCTACCGCTCCGCCCCCGTGGATGCCGCGGGGATCGAGCTCGAGCACGTCGACCACGACCGGGCCGGCACCGTGCTCCTGGCCTGGTCCGCTCGGGGGCGCTCGCCCCACTGGCCCGCCATCCCCGAGTCGATGGACGTGCGCGTCTATCGCTACCAGGAGCGCGAGGTCTTCGTCGAGATGCACCTCGGGATCGCCGATGCGCGGCGCTCTCAGATCGGCCGCCATCGCTTCGCCGCGGGGCCCGACGATGCCGAGCGCACGGCGCGCCGCTGGGCCGCCTGCGCCCGCGCGGTGCTCGCCGTGCGTCCCTACCTGCCCGAGCCCGTGGAGGCCTGTGATGATGCCGCGTAGCTGTGCCTGTGGTGGAGAGGGCTCCCTCGACTGCGGCTGTATCCCCGCGTCCCGCGCCTCTGCCGTGGTGCCGCGCCCCGCGCCCCCGTGGCCCGCTTGGGTCGGTGAGGTGATCGCGGAGTACGAGCGCCGCGTGGAGGCCGGGGACATCCTCGGCGCCGCGCTCCACGTGGGCACCTGGCCCGATGGCCTGCGTGAGTGCCAGTGTCACCGGAGCGGCGGAGAAGTCGAGGCCCCCGACGGCTTCGTGCCGTGCGGCGCCTGCGAGGGCTGGACCTATTTGTGGGATGCGCCGGAAGGCGTGGCCTTGGCGGCGCGCACGGCAGAGAGCGAGGCAGCGTGAAGGCCCTATCTATCCGCGCCCCGTGGTGGTGGATGATCTTGCACGCCGGCAAGCGCATCGAAAACCGCGGCTGGGCCCCGTCCTATCGCGGGCCGCTCTTGATCCACGCCTCGAAGTGGTATCAGGCCCGCGAGATCGACGAGACACACAACGACGTGAGCGATCTTGTGTGCGCGTGGGCGGAGGCTGGAAACGAGCAGCCCACTCCGACGCAGGCTATGTACCAGGCCCACCGCGGCGGGATCGTTGGAGTCTGCGAGCTGGTCGACATGCGCCGCAACGAAGGCGCGGACCCGTGGGAGGTGCCCGGCGCGCTGGGCCTCGTGCTCGCCAATCCGCGGCCGCTCCCGTTCGTGCCATTCAAGGGCGCGCTGGGGCTCTTCGATGTGCCGGACGCCCTCATGCGAGGTGTGCTGTGACCGGCCACCTGCTGGAACTGCTCCCCGCTGAGGCCGACACCCTCGCCGCCGCCGCGCGGATCCTCGCCGAGCGCACCATCGGATCGGTGGAGAGCGTGTCCCTGCGCGCTGGAGCGGGCCACTGTCGACTCGTCGCCCACCTGCAGAGCGGGGTGGAGCTGGAGCTGCGATACGTCGAGATCGGAGAGCGCACGGGGTCCGACCTGGCCGCGAGCGTGAGAGTTCACAACGCGAGGAGGAGTGCAAAGCCATGAGCAACGAGACCTACAGCAGCATCCGCGAGACCTTGGACCGCCTCGGCGCCCCGCCCGGCGGGACCATCAGCGAGCGCATCGAGAGCCTCTTGCGCGACCGAACGGACGCCGCCGCGCGCATCGTCCTCGCCGAGCGCGACAAGAGCACCGAGGCCATGGCCGCGCTCAACGCGGCCGACGTGTACACCACGGGCACCGTCGCCCACGGGATCGCCTACCTCGCCGAGCAGCGGAACATCGCCACGAGGCGCGCCGTCGCCGCCGAGCGCGCCACGCTGCGGGAGCGCCAGTGCGCCGAGAAGGCCCGCGCGGACCTCGCGAGGTCGACGTGAGCCCGATCGCCCTCTGCCCCCGCTGCCAGCGCATCGGCCGCCGCATCGACGCCAGCACCATCCAGTGCAACGAACACGGCACGATCGCCCGCAGGAGCTGCTGCTCGAGCTGGCTCGGCGACGCCCACGAGGGCGCGTGCCCCGCACAGCACCGCGCGACGTTCGCCGAGGCCCGCATCGAGTGCCGCCTCGGGGCCCTGCTCCACGACGACGAGAGCCAGCCCCTCGACGCGCCGCGCGGACGGGTGAGCCCCGAGGCCGTCGAGGCAGCTCGTGCCCTGCGCGGAGCCTCTGCGCAGCTCCAGGCCGCCGAAGGAACGAGCGGGTGGGCCGAGCTCCACGCGCACCTCCGTGGCCTCGCCGTCACCCTCGTGGAGGAGCTGCGCGCGTGCCAATCCGAGGGGAGAGCCGCAGCGTGAGCACCGAACAAGGCACCACGGAGCGCGGCGAGCGCTTCGTCTCGATCACCTGCGACGGATGCGGGCTCGTGATGCACGCCGTGGGCGCCGGGCTCGTCCGTCTCGAGACGGTGCTCGTCCCCCGCGAAGGCCTGCACCACTGTCCGGGGTGCCGCGCCAAGCTCGGCCCAGTTCCGCCCGCGAACGATGGCGATCTCGAGGTCCTGCTGGCGTCGAGCATCGCCGAGGTCCCCTGTCCGCACCCGGAGCACCGCTGATGCAGCGCATGACGAACAGCCGCTTGCGCGCCTATCGACGGTGCCCGCGGCTGCACCACTACAGCTACAACCTCGGGATCCGCCCCGCGGTGGCGCACGAGAACCTCAGCTTCGGCACGCTGGTCCACGCGGCCCTGGAGGCCTGGTGGCTGGCCTCCGCCGAGTCCCCCGAGGATCGGCTGAATGCCGCGCTCCTGCCTCTGGAGAAAGAGCCCGACCCCTTCACGCGCGCCCGTGCCCGGGTGATGATCTACGGCTACCACGAGCGGTGGATCGATGCCTCGGACGAGTACGAGACGGTGGCCGTAGAGCGGGAGTTCGAGATCCCCCTCGTGAACCCGTCGACCGGCGCGGAGAGCCGCACCTTCACCCTGGCAGGCAAGGTGGACGCCATCGTGCGGAAGCGCGCCACGGGGGAGTTCTACCTCATGGAGCACAAGACATCAGCCGAGGACGTGTCTCCGGGATCGGACTACTGGGCGCGCCTCGTGATGGACTCGCAGGTGTCGATCTACATCGGCGCCGCGGCATCCTCGGAGCCCGTGCAAGGGTGCCTCTACGACGTGCTCGGCAAGCCTGGGCAGAAGCCCTTGCAGGCCACCCCCGAGGCCGATCGGAAGTACACCAAGCCGACGAAGGCCGAGCCCACGCCGCGCCTGTACGCCAATCAGCGCGAGTCCGACGAGACGGTGGAGGAGTACGAGAGCCGGATGCTGGAGCACGTAGCGAGCAACGTTGATCGCTACTACGCGCGATCCACCGTCGTCCGCTTCGGGAGCGAGCTCCAGGCCGCCGCCGCCGACACGTGGCACGCCGCCCGGATGATCCGCGAGGCGCAGATTCTGGACAGGCATCCACGGAACCCGGACGCCTGCCACACGCGCGGCTCCACGTGCATTTTCTTCGGTGTTTGCACTGGCACCGAGAGCCTGGATGATTCAAGATTCACCCGCGTGGAAAACGTACACGCGGAGCTTTCTCCGCGGCGGCTGCCCCTGGCTCCCGCTGCGGAATGACCCGAAGCCCCGAACAGCAGAACAGCAGATCTCGAAAGAGGAGAGACCCATGCCGACCCCCATCCCCAAGCCCATCGCTCCCGTCGTCGCCCCCATCAAGCGGGCTCCCCGTGTCCGCCTCGCCGATGCGACGAGCGGCGTCATCCACGGCCCGACCCGTGTGCTCCTGTTCGGCGTCGACAAGATCGGCAAGAGCACTTTCGGCGCCTGCGCGCCCGGACCGATCTTCTTCGGCGCCGAGGACGGATCGAGCCAGCTCGACGTGTTCCGGTACCCTCAGCCGAAGGATGATGCGGGGGAGCCGCTCCCGTTCGAGTGGCCCGATCTGCTGGATTGCATCGAGCAGCTCACGACGGAACAGCACCCCCACAAGACCCTCGTGATCGACACGGTGGATTGGCTGGAGCCGAAGATCCACGCCTGGATTTGCCAGCGCGACAACAAGAGCAGCATCGAGGACTACGGCTATGGCAAGGGGTACACGGCCGCCCTGGACCAATGGCGCATCCTTGTCTCGCGGCTCGACGCGCTGATCTATCGGCGCAAAATGAACGTGATCCTGCTCGGCCACGCCATCATCAAGACCTTCAAGAACCCGGAGGGGGAGGACTACGACCGTTTCCAGTTGGCCCTCAACGAGAAGGCGTCCGGGCTCCTGCGGCAGTGGGTCGACGCCGCCCTTTTCGCCAACCACGAAATCTACTCGGTCGCGTCGAAGGACGAGAAGCGCTTCCGCGGCGTGGCGACCGGGAACCGCGTGATCCACACGGAGCGGAGCGCGGCGTGGGACGCCGGCAATCGCTACAGCATCCCCGCGCAGCTTCCGCTCTCGTGGGACGAGTACTGGGCCGCCATCACCGCCCACGCGCCGAAGAGCCTCGCCGAGGTGACCGCCGAGCTCGCCGCCCTCGTGGCCCGCGTGCCCGAAGCCGCGCGCGCCAAGGTGCAGGAGCAGATCGACACGAAGGCCGGCAACGTCCCCGCGCTCGAGCGGTACGCCGCCGCGCTCCGCGAGAGACTCGACGCGGAGCAAGCGGCGTAGTCGCAGCCGCACAACAGCACACCAGAGACTCAGAAAGACCAGAGGAGCCAGAAGAAGATGAGCAGCATTCAACCGGGCAAATACAGGGCACGCGCGCAGGCCGATTCGGTCCAGTTCGGCGAGAGCAGCAAGGGCACCGAGCAGATCGCGATCACCTTCGATCTGCTCGACGAGAGCGACGCGCCGAGCGGACAGACGATCACCTGGATCGGCTTCTTCTCCGAGAAGACCGAGGCGCGCACCGTGGAGTCCGTGGGTCACTGCGGGTGGGACATGGCCACGGGGCCGAGCAACGCCCACCGCGTCGCCGACAACGTGGTGGAGCTCGTCATCGAGGACGAGCCCTACGAGGGCAAGAGCTATCTGCGGGTGAAGTGGATCAACCGCATCGGCGCGCGGTTCGCTTTCGAGAAGCCGATGGACCAGGGGCGCACGGGCTCCCTCTTCGCCCGCATCAAGGCCCGCGCGGCGAGCACGGGCGCCGTCCCCGCGGCTCAGCCGAGGAGGCCCGTTCCGCAGCGGCCTGCCCCTGCCCCTGCGTCGGATGATGGCTACGGCGGGGTCGAAGAAATCCCCTTCTGACACACCACAATCACCGCCCCGCCCCGGTAGCCTTTGGCCCGGGGCTTGGGGCGTTGGAGGTATTGAGACCATGGCCAGCAAGACAGAACCCTACAAGCCCGTTGCCCGCGTCGGGAAGTGGCGCCGAACGTTCGGCACCGAGAAGCGACTGCGGCTCGACGCGCGCCGCTTCGACCTCGACTTGATCGCCGATGAAGAGGGCGCAGCAGCCGACGTGTACGAGCAGATCCGCGGCATCGACGTCGACACGGGGGCCGCGACGCTGCGCACCGCACGCCCCGGCCGCGCCAAGGCAACCGCCGTGGCCATCGCCCGCAAGATGCTCCAGAAGATCATCAACGACGGCGAGGACGCCCGCGCGCTACTCGCCAAGCTGGACGACGTGCCAACGTGACACTGACCACCGCGGCGGGCGCAGACGCCGCCCCGGGCTCACCGCCCGCGCCGTGGACCCCCGCAACGCACAAGGAGGACAGCAAATGGGACAGATGACACACGGTGTGCTGTACGGAGTGAAGCAGAACGCGCCGAAGAAGCTCGGCGACGACGGATGGTATGCGCTGACCGATGAACACGAGCCGGAGTCCGGGCCTACTGCGTCGGGCGTCCACGACGAGGACGGGAACGAATTCCTCGGCTTTTGGGTGGCCGTTGGCGCGTCGGGCAAACGCGACGTTCCGAGCCTCGAAGCGTCGTTCCGTCTCGACGACATCGGCGGGACGGATGCCTACGCGGAATCCCTCGCCGCCGCCAAAGCCGCGTGGCCTGCGTTCGTCAAGTGGGCGGAGACTCATGCCGTGAAGCTCCGCGAGCCCGCCCTGTGGATGGTCGAAACGGAAGTGGCTTAGGCCACCCCGCGGCCCGGAGTGACATCCGCGCCGTGGACCGGGCCAGTCGGGCCGCTGGTCGCTACAGCCCGGGGAGACACCGCGGCGGAGGATAGTCCCGAGCCGTGGGCCCTTGCTTGAGCTGATACGAGAGGACACCATGGGCGAGAAGACCGGTATCCAATGGACAGACCACACCTTCAATCCGTGGTGGGGCTGCGAGAAGGTCTCCCCCGCGTGCAAGCACTGCTACGCAGAGACGTTCTCGAAGCGCCTCGGGTTGCCACTCTGGGGAGGCGCCGACACGGCCCGTCGCATGGCCAGCGAGAAGACATGGAGCGAGCCCGCGCGCTGGAACCGAGTCGCGGAGAAGGCCGGAGAGCGCCGTCGCGTGTTCTGCGCGAGCATGGCTGATGTCTTCGAGGATCGGGACGATCTGCTCGTCGCCCGTGCGCGGCTGTTTCGGCTCGTGACCGAGACCCCCGCACTCGATTGGATGTTGCTCACGAAGCGGCCCCACCTCGTGCGGCACATGGTGCCGGCGAGTTGGATGGCCAATGGCTTTCCAAAGAACGTCTGGATGGGAACGACCGTGGAGGATCAAGGCGGCGCGGAAAAGCGCGTGGAGCACATGTTCGACTGGCCGTGCTCGGTGCTCTTCCTCTCGGTGGAGCCGATGTTGAGCCCCATCGACCTCACGAACATCGAGCCGTACTACGTGAAGCCCGAGCACACCGGAAAGCCCCGGAGCGAATTTGACCCCGAGATTCGCCTCGATGCCCTGCGGGGGCACATGAAGGGTCCGGACGACATGCTGGATCGTCACATCGACCTCGTCATCGTCGGCGGCGAGAGCGGCCCGAAGGCGCGCCCGTTCGATATCGACGCCGCCGCGCGCATCGTGGCCGATTGCCGCTCGGCCGGCGTCGCCGTCTTCACCAAGCAATTCGGCGAACGGTGGGCGCGAGACTCTGGCACGCATCACCTGAACGCCCACGGGGGCGACCCGCAGCACTGGCCCGCTGGCGACTGGCCGCGGGAGTTTCCGAAGGCACGAAAGGGAGAGGGCTGACCCCATGCCCGCCTATCTCGTCGCCGTGTACCGCTGCCCCAACCGAGCCAATGCCGAGCAGGTGAAGGCCAACTTCGACCCGGGTGACTTCAGCGTCGCCGAATACGACACCGAGATCCACGACACGCCGCCCGTCGTGCTCGCGGGCTTGGTGCGGGGTGGGGAGATCCGGACGGAAGAGGAGTGGGAGAACTCCCTCGGTAACGCCGACGATGACACGCTCCACGTCGATTCCAACGGTCGCGTCCTGCGCAGCGACGAGGACTTCGACCGCGCCGTCGCTCGCGGCGCCCTGCCCATCACCTGGTACACCTACCGAAGATCGCCCGATTGGAAGCCGGAGGAGTGAATATGGCACGCTGGCACGTATTGCATGGCCCGCACAGCGAGCGGGAAGACGCCGAGCACACGGCCGAGATGATGTCCCTGGAAGGCTACGTCGGCCTGCGCGTGGTGAAGCTCCGTGACAAGCCGCAGCCCCACCCGCTGGTCACCCTCATGATGGCCGCCGCGCACCACGAAGGCCGCGTCTATTCGCACATGGTGCAGCGGAGCGGGGCGTGGCTCCTCGCCAGCAACGGGCGGCACGTCGTCGGTGTAGAGTGCTCCGACGTGGGCCCGTCCGCGGCCGACGCCACGATCGCCGCGAAGCTGCGCGACCAAGTGCCCGACTTCGCCCCCGTCTACACGGCGCGCGTTCGCGATCTGCTCTCGCATACGCCGCTCGTCAACGTGGCGGGCGTCGTGGTGCCAGCGGAGAGCCTCCGCTTGTGCCTCGCCGTGCTGCCCGAGGGGGTGAAGTCTGTTGGAGTGATGCGTATGCCCGGAGACGGCTACAATCCGCAGACGATGACGCGCGTCCGCGACGTCTATCGCTTGGCGCTCAGCGCGCCGGGGTGGCGGGCCACGATTTCGCCGATGCTGACTGCCGAGAAGTGTCCGGCCGTGGCGCTTCGTGAGTGCAAGAAAGGGAAGGTGTGAGAATGGCACGCACGTACATCGCAGTCCCCGTTGACCCTGCTCACGCCGCCGAAGTGCTCGCCTCTACCCTGGACGCGCTCCGCTCGTGCCCCGACGAGGCCCGCGAGAAGGGCTACACCGGCCCGCCCCGCATACTCCGCCTCGCCGACCGTACGGGGCCGAGCCTGCGGTATCGGGTGGCCGCGACGGAGGAGTCGCTCGTCCGCGCACTGGGCGATATCGAACGACTGGAAGCCGCCAATGCCGACCGCCGCGCCAGCGTGACCGCGATGTTCCACGACGTGAGTAAGGCGGCGTTCGAGCGCATCATGGCCCTGGAGGCCGACATCCTCGACCACCGCACGCGCCTCGGCGACCTGGAGCGGGAGCCCGCGCCCGTCCGCCCCGAGCCGGGGAGCACGTCGTGGCAGCGGGTGAAGGCGATCCAGGCCATCGACGACGGGGAGCGCGGGGGCGTGCGGTGCTTCGGCTGCGACAGCGCGTCCGTCCCGACCACTGATTGCGTGCCAACGTACACCGCGAACGGCGAGGAGGACGGCCTACCGCTTTGCTCGCGCTGCGCCGAGGAGTCGTGGCCCCCGTCGCGCGTCGCGGCAACGCTGGCCGCTCGGCAGAGTGACCCGACCGCCCATGCAGCGCCGCCCCCATCAGCCATCCCGGGGAGCGTGGCAGAGGACCTGGACCGGCTCGCCAAGGTGGCAGAGCCGACGGATCGCGACCTCGACGACCGGTTCAATGATGCGCACGCGATTGGCGCAAACGCCGTCCGCGCCATCTACAGCTTCGGGCGCGGCCTGGGTCGACACGAGCGGGATGTCCTGCTCGCCCGCGCAGAGAGGGCGGAGCGGGAGCTGGCCATCGCGCGGCGTCACGCGATCGGTGCGTACAACGATGCTGCGAGCCGCGACGCAGAGTTGGAGGCCGCGGAAAAGCTGCTCCCGGCGCAATTCCGGCGCGAGCCCGCGTTGCTGCATGAGGGGATCGGGCCGCTCGTCGCCGACTGGCAGAAGCGGGGCGAGGAGCTGGATGCCCTGCGCAAAGAGCTGGCCATCGTGCGCTGGCAGAACGAGGGGCTACGCATCGGGGAGGCCCGCACCACGCCCGAGGAGCCCCCCGCCCCCGAGGCGCCTCGCGACCCGCTCATCGACCCGCGGCCGGGCGACTGGTTCGTGGACAATAAGGGCACCGTCAGCACGATCGGCGAGCGGAGCGATGGGCGGATAACGTACGCGTCGTCGAGGGACGCGCATCCGCGCTTTCACGACCTGACCGGTTGGGCCCGCATGGTGGAGGTCTATGGCATGCGCCCCATGACCACCGCCGAGGTCCAGGCCTTCAAGCGCGACGGCACGCGTCCGGGAGCACCGACGCCCACCGCCCCCGAGCCCATCGTCCACGTGCCCACCGAGTCCGCCGGGGCCGATGGCGCACGGCTCCAGAGCGAGGCGGAGATGGCCGCGGAGTTGCTGGAGGCGGGGTGGTACGTGCTGCGCGAGGCGGTCATGGCGGGATACCTTCCGCGCCCCGAGCGCTGGACGAACGCGACCGGAACGATCGCGCCGAAGCCACTTCGCGACGCCCACGCCGCCATGCGCGCGGCGAAGGGGGCGCGGTGAAGCCCGCGGCGCGCGAGCAAGCGGCGACGTTGGCGCTGCGTGACTTTCAGCGCGGAGTCAAGGCCGCTGCCGAGATTGCCGGACAGCACAACCGCAGATCCTCGCACAAGTATCGGCTGGACGACTGCATCCTCTGCAAATTCAACGTCACGAAGCGCGACAAGCCACGGCTCAACAACCACCGACTGGACGAGTGGACGCGCGGCTACGCGGTCGCTGTCGCCGAAATGAATCGGATGCTGGACAACCCGACGTCCGCGAATGAACTGCTGCGGGCCGCGGGGATCACGCACTCGATGCTGCGCAGCCTTGGCCTGGATGAGTATGACATGGCAGAACTTGCCAAGTGTCTGCCGAAGCGTCGAGGCGCGAAGTGAAGCTCGGCGCATCGGCCACGAGCCGGGGTGTCACGGCGCGGTGGGAGTACGACAGCGCGGCCCGCGCGCAGCTCGTCAAACTTGGCGACACCGAGGACGACAACACGCTGGGTAGCGTCTTCCTGTACGGTCCGCGCGCGTGGGGAGTGTACAATTCGTTAAAGGGAGGACACTTGCCGCCACCGTTTCGCCACCGCTACCAGGCCAAACGAGCTGTCGAGGCCGCGGTGTCACAGGCATTGAGAGAGGCGGAGTAGAATGAGCACCATGAGCGACCGAGACGTGATTGCGTGGGCGCGGCAGTACGGCGCGCTCTCCGCCATGATGGGAGACGACGACGGCGGCAAACTCCGCCGCCTCGCCGACCTCGCCGAGAAGGGCGCGGAGGACTGGCAGCCTATCGCGACGGCGCCGGATGGCGACGTGCTGCTGTGTCGCGGGGCCGCGGTGGGAGTCGGGCACGTGGCCGGCAACAATGTCGCATGGCAGTTGCCCGGGACGCCCACCCACTGGCGCCCTCTGCCCGCGCTGCCGGGAGGTGAGCGGTGAGCGAGCCCATGAGCCCCGAAGAACTGCGATCGTGCCGGGAGCGGGCGGAGGCCGCGACGGGGCTGTCTCCGTCCGACGTCCGCGGCGGATCCTTCACCTGGGACGGTGACGATTCGCTCCTCGACGACATCGTCGCAACGGCCGACGCGCTCGCCGCTCTCCGCACCGACGTCCCCCGCCTGCTCGCCACCATCGCGGCGAGAGACGAGGAGATCCGCCGAATCGCCGAGGTATTCGGCCGCATGCACGAAGCCGACGGACATGCGCCGTTCCCGGCGTCCACAGACGAGTTGGTGCGCCGCGCCGAGACGCTGACGCGCGCCGAGGAGGAACGGAGCGACGCCCGCGCTGCCCTCTCCGAACATCGCCACGCCGCCCTCTTCGCCGCTGGCGTGCGCGGCGGCCCCGGTGCGTGGCGCTGGGCCTCCGACCAGACTGGCACCATCCTGGACGACGTGGCCGCGTGGGAGCGGCTGCTGGGGGAGATGCGGGAGCGGTTGGGTCGGCATGCCATGGCCGGCTACAGCGAGGGAGGGAAGGCCTTCGCCGACCGTGATTGGTGGGGTCTTGCGCCTGACGCGCTCTGCTTTGCCGCAGATGGCAAGGTGTGCCGGAATTACTCGCAATTCAAGAAGGCGCGAGCGCGCGGCGCACTGCCGATCACCTGGTACTACTACGAGGACGCCAAGGCTGTAGAGGCTCAAGCCGAGCGTGGCGGAAGACCCGGGCCGGCTCGCGATGGTGGTGCCGGGACCGACGGACGCGGGGAGTCGCCGGGCATGAAAGAGCAGGCGTATCTCGCGCGCCGAGCAGGAGGACACGAGGAATGAGCGCCACGACCCCACGCGCGCCGCGACCTCGGCGGTAAAAGGGCGCGCGAATTATTCCAAAGCTATGCGGACCGCACCGCCACGTCGATCAGCCGGTCCAGCGGGAACCCGGGCCCTGGGTCCCAGTGCGTCGAGCGCTTGAACGCCCTCGAGACCGCCGCGTGCGTCGTCACCCCGGAGCGCCCCGCGAGCACGTCCTCGGTCGTCAGCATCTCGACGGGTAGCCCGTGCCGCCTGCAGATCTCCCCGACGAGCGCGCCCGCCCGCTCCACCATGGCCCGCGCGTCGGACTCGCCCCACCGCGCCGCCGTCCACCCGGCCCGGCCGACCATCTCGACCTGGATCCCGTCGTTGTTCGCCCCGGGCGCCGCCCAGGCCGTGTCTTGTTCGTGGACGCCTTGCACCACCTCGCCCGCGTCGACGACGTAGTGCGCGCTCGCCTCGGGGGACTGCGGCCCGGCGAACCAGCTCGCCACCGCGCGCGCCGCGCCCGTGCGCAAGTCGCCCTCCGTGGTGTGGAGCACGACGAGCCGCACCGCCGCCGAGCGCCCGGGGTGGTAGCGCCGCGCCCCGATGAAGGGCACGGCAGGAGGCGCGGGGATCGTGTCGGCCGCGGGGCCCGGCGCCACGTCGACGGCTTCGAGCTCGGCGACGCCGGGTTGCCGCAGGATGGTGAGCCCCCTCGAGCGAAGCACGTCGTGGAGGTCCGCGGGGGCGCCGTCCACCAGGCACGCGCGCGCCACGGGCCGGAAGATCTGGGAGTAGTCGACGTGCTGCGCGTTGTGCCGATGGCCGAGCGTCTGCCAGATCCGCCCGTTCGGCGCTCCCGTGGAGGGCCATCCGTAGTTGGCCGCCACCGAGGGAGAGAGCCGCGACGAGAGCACCCACTCTTTCCCAACCGTGGAGGCGAGGCCCGCCCGGCCCGCGATCTGCGCGCCGACCGCCGCCGAGTGCCGCTCCATCGCCGCCGCGCTCGCCATCTCCGGCCCGGGGGCCTGGATGCACGGCCGGATCCGCACCGCCGCCGCCGCGTGGATCGTGTCAACGATCTCCGGGGTGGGCAAGCTGCAGCCGAGGAGGTCCGCGAGCTGCTGCGCCGTCGTCGCCGTGACGCACTGCCGCACTCCGCCGATGCTCAGCGCGTCCTCGCCGACGTGGAGCACGACGCGGCCCCACGGCACGCGCGCCCAGCGGATCGGGCAATGCTCGCCCGAGCGAACGCGGGCCACGATGGCGGCTTGGTCGATGGCGGTCACGGCTCACCTGCCAGCGCCGCCGCGACCGCAGCATCCAGGGCACGCTCCAGGGCCTCGGCGGGCGCCGCGTGGGGGAGCGGCTTGGACCGGTCGTCCACGCCCGCGAGGGCAGCACACGGGGCGCAGTAGTCCCCCGGGGCGTCGTACGGCTCCAGCGTCGCGCGGGCCTCGCCGCACCGCGCGCACCGGGGCAACGCCGCGAGCAGAGCCCGCGCCGCCTCCGCCACGGTCGCGAGGCGCGCCACGCGGGCCTCGAGCAGCTCGGGGGCCATCACGGCTCGCTCCCATCCGCAGCCTTCGCCGCCGCGTCACGCTCCACCGCGTCGTAGAGCTCCTCGGCCTCCGCCGCCGCAATGGCCGCCAGTCGCGCCGCTTCGAGCTGAGCCGCCACGCGCGCGGCTTCTTGCTCTGCCAGGCGGAGCCGGTAGACCGCCTTCGCCCGCGCCGCCGCGATGCGGGTCCGCTCGTCGCGTGCGAGGTAGCGGTCCACGGCAGTCGAGATGCCTTCGACAATCTCGCCGATGGAGGGGATCCAGCTCATTTCGCACCGCCAGTCAGCAGCGCATAGGCGTCACGCGTGAGCCGATAGGCCCCACCGCCGCCCGGGGCGCGCCACGAGCGGGCCGCAACGTTGCCTCCGGGACATGCGCTCTCCCATCCGGCATCCAGCAGCGCGCGCTCCATGTCCGCGGCCGTCACGGCGCACCGCCATCGGTGAGACACGCAGCGTCTGCCGCGAGCAGTTTCTCCGGCGTGTCGGCCCCGGCGTAGAGAACCTCGCACTGGTCCGCGAGGGCGCTCCCGCACCCGGAGAGCAGCGAGACGGCCAGCAGCGCGCCCATGATCGCCGCGAGCACCACCACGACGCCCAGCGCCGCGCTTGCTGCCCTACTGCCCCGGTCGTCCCTTACCTCGAAGTCGTCCATCTCTCGGCCTCCTGACTGCTGCTTACCACACCAGCGACACCCACCCTTTGCGGCGCCCTTGCGCGGCGTGGTAGGGTGGCGACATGCCCAGCGACCCGCCCCCCGACCGCATCCTCATTGGTATCCCCGGCTCCGCCCCCGTCGAGGCGCGCCGCGTGGCCAAGCTACACCTCACCCTCGACGCCGGCACCCCGAGCGGCGACGCCGACGCGCTCGCCGCCGAGCTTCAAGAGCTGCTCCAGTGCGAGGTGTCCGTCACGGTCGCCCCGTGAGCCTCGCCGACGCCGTCCACCTCGCCCAGCTCGCCGCCGCCGCGTCCCTCCTCGCCGCCGCCCGCCGAGCGCCAAGCCTGCGCACCGCGTCCCGCGTGATGGCCCTGAGCCTCCCGCTCGACGCGCTGCTCATGTTCGGCCGCGACGACGGCCGCGCCCTCTACCACGCAGCCCAGGCCGCGCAGGGGGCGTGGCTCGCCTGTGTCCTCGCAGCCGCCTACGCCCCGTCCCGGGCCGCCGTGGGCCTCTTCGTCGCACTGCTCGCCGCCGCCCTCTACCGGTGGCCCGCGCCCGCAACGCCGCTGTACGCCGCCGCGCAGGCCGTCACGGTGGCCGCATCGATCGCCGCCCTCGCCGCAGAGTACCGCCGCGCGCGCGCCCCGCTCCCCGGGCACCTCGCCGCCGTGGTGCTGGTCGGCTCCGAGCTGGCGTGTCTCGTGGTGCCCTACCTGCTGGCCGCCTACCAGGGACGCCCCGTGGCGGAGCTTTGGGACGCCGCCCGCGTGGTGCGGCTGCTCACATGGGCCACGCTCGCCGTGGTAGGCTGGCGCTCGTGGTGCTCGCCGGGCTCGTGGTCGCTCTCCTCGTGGCGTGCGTCTGCGCGTCCGTCTGGGCCGCCTGGAACGCCCGAGCCGCCGCGCGTGCAACGGGGGCGCTGCTGGCCGAGAGGCGGGCAGCGCGGGAGCGGCGAGAACGGGGCCGCGAGCGCCGGGCCGGGGTGACTTTGCACTGACGGTCAGGCCATAGGCTGGTAGCCAGCGCATCGGCATCCGTCGTCATGCGTGCCAGTCTATCACGGCGAGGCTCAGGAGGCTCGGGCGAGGAGGTCAAAGATCGTCACCTGTCTATCGGGCTCGGCCGGTGCCACGGGCTCGGGTACCACCGCCGCGATCCGCTGCTCGGCGATCTCGACGTAGTGGGCCTCGGCGTCGATGCCAATGAACCGACAGCCCTCCAACAGCGCGCCGCGCCCCGTGCTCCCGGAGCCGGTGAACATGTCGAGGACCACGCCGCCCGGGGGCGTCACGAGCCGCACGAGCCAGCGCATGAGGTTGTCGTGCTTGACGGTGGGGTGGTCGTTGCCGCGCTCGCCCTCGGCGGCGGAGAGGCCGTCCTCGCGCATGGCGCGCGGGGCCTTGGGGACGTAGCGGAAGGTCGGGAAGAAACGGGAGGCTCCGCCGGAGTCCGAATAGACTTGTGTTTGATACCCACTTGCTTCGTGGCCGTTGAAGCCTATTCCGCCGCCACCGTTGATTCCGCTTTGCGTGCCACCTCCGCACGCGCTCCGCCGCTCCCCACTCTGCCGATCCAACTCCGCCACGGGGCACCCTTCGGCGCAGTCCCAGGCGGGGACGGTCTCGGCGCTGCCCGTCGTGCTTCTCCCGTTGACGCCATCGCCATAAGCGTTCTTTGACAGGTCCGAACCCCGCGCCCCAGTTTCCACATTCCGCGAGGCCACCCGCGTCCCCACCTCCCGGCACCCCTCGGCGTGCGAGAACACGGTGTTTGTGGGCCAGCGGCCGAGCGGGTTGTTGCTCGGCTCGAAGCTCTTACCGGGCTCGAACATGCCAAGCGCGGCGCCTTCTCTATCGTCAGCGGCTGTCATCCCGCCCGTGCGGCCGTTCACCGTAGACCTGAAATGCTCGCCCCCGCTCGCCACCCGACAGGCATCCACATTGAGCCCGCCCGTCCCATGCGCGAGGACGTTCGCCGCGACGGTGCCAATCAGGGGCTTGCGGGCGAGGATCCAGTGTTCCGAAGAGGGCTTGAGCGCAGTGCCCCAACCGCACCATTGGGCGGCTTCGGGGGTTGCAGGGGCGGTGATGGTGCCGCCCAGTTGCGCGTCCCCAGGCTTGTAGTTCTCTGCAAACGCCCCGGTCGTGTGCCCACTCCCGCCGCCCGTGCCATGGTGCCACCCGCCGCGCCCCACCACCTCCCGAACCGCCCCAGCCGCGGAGTCGATGGCCTTCGACACGTCCAAGCTTTTCGGAAACCCCGTCCCGAAGTGATGCGTCAGGACGTCGCGCACCTCGAAGCCCGCATCCTCGACGGCTGTGGCGGTCCAGTGTGACGTGCGAGGCAGAGCCCAAACGACCGCGTGCCCGCCCGGCTTGAGCAACCGAAACGCGACGCGCATTCGCTCGGTCATCCAAGCCACCCACGCGGCGCGTCCGCCCTTGTCGTGGTCCCACCCCTTGCCCATGAAGCCGATCCCCGCGGGAGGGTCCGTCACGACCGCGTCAACCGAAGCATCGGGCAAGTCGAGGGTGATGCAGTCGCCGGTCAGCACAGCCCACGACCGCGCGCCCGACAGAACCTCAGCAACGTTCATGCGTGCCAGTCTATCACGGCGAGATAGGCCAGCACTGGAGCCACAGAGTCACGGCCGGAGACTGCTGGCCACCCCGTCGAAGAGGTCGGGCCCGCTGTCCCGCTCCTCTGACGCAGCCGCCGCGGGTGGCTCGCTGTCCCCCGCGAGCGCCCGCTCGGCCGCGGCATCATCGGCGCGGAACGCCTTGCTCGCCGCCATGGCCTGCGAGAACCGACGCCCCGACTCGAACACACCGGGGGCCGACAACCACTCACGCGCTCGCTGGATCATGCCCATCACCCTTCTCCGCGGCGCGACGGTGGCGCCCTGTCTGTCATTCGGTCGATCCGCTCGTCCAGCGCCGCCACGCGCTGCTCAGCCTTGCGCGCGCGCGTCGCCGCCGTGCCCGCGATGGCCATCCAACGCCCAAGCTCTTCGGCGAACACCAGCCCCTGCCGGGTCAAGGCGCGGACCGTGTACGCCCAGCCGAAAGCCATCGCGATGATCACCAGGACCAGCACGCCGACGATCCCCAGCGTCTCGACCTCGCGGGCCACGCCTACCGCCTGCGCCG